TCTAAAACCTTAACTGCAACTAGAGTATTTTTACTTTCAGTTCTAAATTTATGAATACCACTTGCAGCGGTATCTGTTGACAATCCGACAGTGTTTATACCTGCGGTGCCAAATAATGCATCTACTCTAGTATTAAATATTCTAACTGTGCTAGGATTAACTGACCTTACAAAATATGGAGCACCATCAGATAAAGTTCCAGCAACTTGGTTTAGTAAATCAAATGCAGTTCCAATACCAATTGGGTCATTACCATTTGAACCATAATAAACAAGTTGTCCATCAACTAAATTATGAGCAGTTTTAAATGTTATAGTTTCATTTACTATGTCTACTCCACCGTTAAAGAAAATATCTCTACTATCAAATTCTAACTCTCTATTTCTAGTGCCCAATATAGGTTGTAACACACATCCACTACCATTACCACCAGTCAATGAAATACTTTGAATTGCTTCAATATCAAATAATTGAGGATCAACAAATACTTCTTTTACTGTTCCCTGTAGAATTGGTTCAACAGCAGCACCAATTCCAGTGCTTGTTTCAATACCAACTATTGGAGGATTAACAATATCATAACCACTTCCACCGTTGAGTAAGTCAACAGATTCTAAAGGACCATAATAAATTTGATTATCTGAAATAGGTGAGCGAATTTGAACACCATTAATTAATATACCAATATCATTCGTAGGTATATCTTGATTTGAACTAACAAATAAGTTTTGAGTTAGAGGAATTTTTCTTAAAATTTTATCTGCATCTAAACTTCTACTCTTATGTTTTTGAAGAACAAATCTATGAATATCTGTTGTAGAAGTGGTTGGTCCAACTTGAACTGTGCTTGCAGAACCTATTTGTGCCAAAGAGTTAAATATTCTTATTTTTGTAATATCTTGACCTGGTTCAGGTATTACTGGATCTACAAAATATGTTCTACCAGTGTCTAAACCAATGAGTCCTTCTCCTTCAGGTTGATAAACTACAGCATCACCTTGAATAAATTTTATATTTCTACTGATATTAAAATTAATAAAACTATATCGATCATTTAATGGGTTGAATGCATCTAATCCAGCAGCAGTTCCACCTGTAAGAGTTTCTTCTATTATATTAGTTGTTATATCATAACTTGGTAAAGAGTTTGACGCAACATATCCATCAGCATTCCCATCAGTGTAAACACTTAGAGTGTCTGCAATTACAGTATCATTTCCTTGAGATAATGATACACCCGAACTTGTTACTTTTTCAATCTTTCTACGAATATCATATAGTTGATTTGCATCCTGAGTAAATCCAGCAATATTTGATACTGTTATCTGATTTAATCCAGTATTGATACTTGCAACTTGACCACTTCCAGCTACAACTTGTTCATTTCTTTTTAAAATGTCAAATCTATCACCAATTTTGAGTGATGATTTATCAATTGGTGTTTTTAATGTAAAAGTTGAACCACCAAGTGGTATATCAACTTGAAATCTTGAACTAGTATTATAAATCCAAGAATTTGCAAATATTTGTTTGTAATTTTTACTGTCATTCTCAATCTTTTCACCAATATTTTTAACAAAGAAATTTTCTCCCTCATTAATCAAACTTATATCGGTAATTGGAATCAATTCAGATAATACTCCAGTAATTCTTAAATCTACTCTTTTTGTTAAATCACCATTTTCATATCCAAAGATTGTTTCATTCGATCTAATATTATCTGCAGTGCCTATTCCAACATCTACTCCGCTACATCCAAAGAACTGATTAATTGATTTTGATGTATAATTAATTGAAGAGTTTGCACCACTTATCACAGTTCCAGTAGTGCCAAATCCTACAGTTGAATCTACATTAATAATTGTAGAACCTGCAGGTGCATCATCAAGAACTTTTGTATTACCAGGAACAGTAAATACACCTTCAATTAAATCACGATCACTAAATCCAACAAATAATGCAATTTTATAATAATCTTTACCCTCTCTTTTAAGTATTTCAACCTCTGACACTGATGCATTAGTTGATGTATCAGTTGATTTAAATATTGTTTGACCTGTTAAGTTCTGTGGTTCTCCAGTTGGTGTAATTAAATCTGCAACCACAACTTCACGACGAATAAATTCAGCGTCTGATGGTTTTATCAGATTTCCTTCTAAATCAAGAACTCTAGCATCAACTCCATATAATACTTTAAATAAAATTTTAATTGATTCTTCAATTCCCTTTGATTGATAAAAAGAACGAGCAAACTTTACAAAATTACCTACATCTAAATTATCTGCAAAATCGTTATTTTCCAATCCAGGTAAAAAGGTTTTCTTAATTTTTTTGAAGAATTCCTGGATGAATAATACAGATAAGTTTGTTAAAGTAGAACCAGATGTATGCGAGGTTGCTGTTGTTTCACTAAATTTTAAACTCTCTTGATTTATATTTAATAATGAAGATGAAATACCAACATTATAACCAGTGATGCCACTAAACCCACGAATACAACCTGTGAAAGTTGTTGAAGTTATTCCAGTATAAGATATTATTTCATCATCTATTTTGAGTAATCCATACTCAGATGGAAAACCTTTTGTACTAGGGACAGTTATAGTAGTATCTGTCGTTGATATTCCTGCAGAAATTGTTGTGACACCTACAACAACTTCTGGAACTAAATTATCTACTTTTAAATATTGATCAAAGTTAGATATTAAATCAGATGGTCCACCTTGAAACTCTTGGGAAATATAATATTGTTTTAAAAATTCAGTGGCATTAGGAAAATCAGATACCACAAAATCGGGTAACTGATTCTCAATAATCGTATTGACTTGTATTCTTTTGTCAATATTTGACATAAATTATTTCCTCTCTAAATCTCCATTAGAGTAACTTGATGTATAGTAATCTCTGGTAAATATAACTCCTGAAACATCTTCACCCGAAGCGATTACATCTTTGATAGTATTTATTGTACTCTTTGATACATCAAAACTGAGGTATAAATCTTTTAATCCCACAACATCATTTGATTCTGGAAATGCCTGAACTTCAATAATATTATTTTGATTCACTGTTGACGTAATATTGATGGTGTTTAGAATAACTTCACCTTTTTTATAATCAACAACACCTGCATCTTTGACTATAACTCTCTGCTCACCTCTATTATTTTTAGTTACCACACTGAGTGTTCCCATGTCACTTCCATCTAAGTTACCAGCAGCGTCTTTATTTGGAACATCAGTAATATATGCTATATCGTTAAAACCATTAATTGTAAATCCTGTGCTTTTTATATTATATCCAGCAGGATTGATATTAAATTTGTTACCATAACATAGTTCATATTGTGCAAATTGATTTAAAAGTGCTTTCAAATCTCTTCTAATAATTACTTTTGTAATATTAGAAGTAATTCCATTATCCACACGATCAATTAGAGAATTTATTTTACTATATTTGAATCGACCACCAAATTTATTAATCTCTACATTAGAAGCATATTCATTTAAAGAATTAATAATTCCAGTTCTTAAATCTGTTGCTGATGCAATTTGTGATGGATTATAATATGCAGTTGTATTTACCTCCACATATAGTATTTTTAAGTCTACTATTTCAGAATTAATACCAGCGATAGCGTAATTCTTTAATTTATTTTTTATTTGAGATTTGTCGAAGTCTGATACAAAAGTACCATTTTTTGGTTTGATACTAATTTGAACTTTACCAAATTGTGGTGGATCTAATTCTTCTCCACCAACGACTGCAACAGACTCTGTTTGTGGAAATATTGTACCAATTATCGCTTCATAATCTCTTGGTGTAACTGCTCTATATTGTGCTGAGTAAAGTCTTGGAGCAAAATACTTAATAGAAGACACATCTTCAACTTCAGCACCATTAGAAGCGTTTGAAACGGTAGTTACTGTAACACTATCAGACGGAGTAAATATTGTTCCATCACTTTTTGTGAATGTCCCTTGAAAACTAAAATTAGATGCACCATTTCCAGTTTCACCATCAGTTACAATATACCTAACTGTTATGACAGAGTTGTTTTCTAATTTACGACCAAATAGACCATCACCAAATAATATTTCATATTTCTCATCTTGAACTTCTTGTGCTAAAAATATTTCAGAATTTTTGTCAATATTTAAAATATTATCAACCATACTATATTTTCTTCCAATAGTAACATCAGCAGGACCTGATACAAATGCCCTGACTGTTGAACTATCAATATTTGGACTATCAATAATAAATCTTTGATCTGTTGATGTATCTACACGATAAACTCTTTGAAGGAGTGTTCCCTCGTGGATAGTTATTGGTTCTTCAAATTGTGCAAATGAAGTTCCACCTATATCAACAATTCTAGTTGAAGTTACATTATCTGGTATTGAAAAACGATAAGTTGTATTATCTGAAGCACCAACACACACTAGTCCAGATTGTAGAGTTAAAAACTTTGTAGTGCTATCATTTGTTGCTCCAACGTTTATATCACTTATGCGAATTGACGCTGTTGCAGCGGTTTTTGAACGGGGTACATAACCAATATTTCTTGCAAGTGATATTACATTTTCTCTTATAGTTGCAGAGTCTAAAAAAGATTCATTAGCAACTAAGTTAGCGTTGAATGAATTGATATATGTATTATAAGCTAAAGCATCAAGTAAAACTGAAAAGTTAGATCCTTCAAAATCAAAATCTGTAAAATTTGAATTTGAACGAAGAAAATCTTTTATTTGTGCTTTGATTTCTGCAAAGTCTAAACTTGTAAACTGTGTAAAAGGCATATTATCTCGTTGGTTCTAAAATGAAGGAAAATGATTGTGTTGGTAAGTCTAGACCATTAATATCAAAAAATACAGTTACATTAAACGTATTGTTATCAGGTACTGCTCTAACAGTAGCACCAACGTTACTTACTCTTGGTTCAAAGTTACCCAAAGTTTCACGAATTTGATCTTCAATCATCATTACTTCAGCACGATCAAAATTGGTAAACAAGGTATCACGAATATCTGTTCCTAAAATTGAATTGAAATACCTTTCTGTGGGTATGGTTTCAACTAAATTTCTCACTGATCTTATGACTGCTCGCTCATTTATAAGCACAGGGAGATCTTTCGTCACTGGATGTGGTGAAAACGATAGACTTATATCCTTAAATGCTCTAGATTTACGATTAATCGCCATTATTAATGATTTTAGTTTTATTTATACCCATTACCTCCATCTTTTTCCCATCACCCATCCAACTAAACTTTTCCGAAGTCCTGATTTTACAGGACAAACTCTATGAGGTACTCTTGAATCAAAAACAATTAGACAACCACGAGTTCTTGGAGCTATAAACTTGTTTTTACTATCATCAAAGTCAGCAAATTCAAGATTACCACCAGTATATTCATTTTCATCTGACAGTTGTAGCGTAAAACTTAACTTTCTAACTAATTCTTTAGGTTTTTCTATAACTCTTATATCTTGATCTGTATGCCAATTATAATAATCACCTTCGTTGTAGTGTGTATACTGTATTTCATCATTTTCAATATGTGAAATGTCATATAAAAAATTTTTCCTATTGGCTTTCATTACATAATGCCATAAAAATCCCCCCAACCAACTATTTGTTGAAATCCAAGAATTTTTACTTTTTCTAAGATCAGTATAAACATACGGATCGTCTACATTTATTTCAGAGTCAACTAAAGTATTATTATTGTGATCCTTATTATAGTCGTCAGCTTCGTTAATAATTTCATTAATTAAATTATCTGGAATATTAGTACCATACCAACAAAACGTATCTGCCATTATCTTGCGTAATCATTCATAACATAATCATCAGTATCGAAATACTCAAGCACCCAAAAGGCAACACAACGTGGATTTTTCGCTCCACAGGTAAAAATATCGAACGAAACACACCCTTTTTCTGGCCAAGTGTGGCAAGATAAGTGACTTTCACCTAATGTTAGATTGACAGTGACTCCATATGGGTCAAATTGATGCGTATAAGTGTTTAAAACCTGCACACCTTCAATTTTACAGGCATCAACACACACTTGTTCAATTTTTTTCGCATCATTTAACTTATCAAAGGGCACATTATACACTTCAACGAGTAAATGTGTGCCCATATGAGCGTTTTTTACGTGTTTCATCCTAATTCTGGTTCAACATTGATGTCTACATTGCCTGTTTTTGGTTCAAACGGTTTTCTTTTCTCTTTTTCTACGACTTCGTTGCGTTCTTTTGCTGTTTTCCAGAAATAATTCTCTTCTGAACCCAATCCATCACGGTCATGACCGTTTTCAACTTGATAATACACTGTTGAAACCTTA